TTTTCTCCTATTTGCTTACCTGCTGTTTTAATACGTTCTCCAGTTTCTGCTAATTTTTCCTTTGTTGCATCTATGTCTGCCTGTAACTGCTTTATCTTTTCTGGATCTTTACCTCCCAAAAAACTATTTTCCCAAGCCAACCGTGCTTTTTGAACACCGAGTACTATTCCTTGTATTGATCCTACTATAACGTTTATTGCTATTGTCAATGCACCACCTAATACTTTTTTTAACGCATCAAAACCTCCTGTTGCTTCGCTTACACTATTGTATACTGAAATCAATCTGTCGCTGACTTCTTTAAATACCATACCAATAGCCGTAAATGCTGTTTCTATTAAATCTGCAACTGTTTGGTTTTTCATCATTGCTTCGGATAGTTTGTTTACCAGTGCTAACACAATACCTATACCTGCTGCTTTCATCGCAAGTCCTACACCTTTAAAACCTTTTGCAAGTCCTTTAACTGCTTTTGTAGTTTTTGAGTTTTGCTTTTCGAGATCCTTGACTTGTTTTTCTAAACCCTCGACCTGCTTTTGCTGTGCTTCCTTTAATTCTTCTACGCTATCAGTTAGTGCTTCAACGCTTTTTGTTGCCTTGTCTAACTTTGCTTCTATTTCGAACGTGAACTTTTCCATTGCTTATTCATCATTTTAATCGCCTGTAACAACTCTTTTCTATTTTCTGGTAGTTTGTATTGACCTTTAGCAATATCTACCCTGTGTGTGCTTTGTTTGTATTCTATACCCAATAATGCTATAATACTTTCTAACATTTTACATTATGTTTAACAATTCCAATTCACTNTTTCCTGTCAACAAATTTGTTTTGATTGAGTTTAACCTGTATCTCACATCATCAACAATGAATATATCATTTAACTCGTAATTCAATAAGATTTTTAATGGAAGATACGCAGTTAATTTTGTCAATCTTTGNTTTTTATCGAATAAACTTACAACATAGTCCCTGTAATAATCTTTGAACAAAGTATCTGTGAAATTTGTAGTTCCTGTATATTCGTTTGTTTCATTATTGAAATGTATATTGCTTTTATCTGTTGGTGTTGTGCCTGTTGGCATTTCGACTGAATTACTTGGCTGATTTGCAATACCTAATGTAGTAACAGATTTTGCCGTTCCGTCATCATTTAATTCATTGACAAAATAGAAATTATTTGTTTGTTTTCTCACAGGGTAAAAAAGCAATGGCTCTCCCTTGCTTGGACTTTGGCTTTCATCTACACTCCAACCCCATTGTATTCCTCTTGTGAAACTTGTTACTGTTCCTACCCTTTCAAACATCATATGCGAAAAAGGTACTTCTACTTTGTATATTCTTCCGTCTAATTCTTGTTCGCCTGTTGTGTAATCTATTGCACCCCACTCTCTGTTTGCAACCTGTTTAAACCTATTTGCTAAAAATGTTTTTGTGTCTTTGTATTTTAACTGTACCTCTCTAAACGGCAACGCTAAATTTACTTTGGATTTTTCATTGTCTATGTACTCGCTAATATCCCACGCTTCTGTGTTAGGTGCAGTACCTCTGCCTAACGCATAATAATCGTCTAACGTGATAACCTTAATAACAGTATTGTCCTCGTCTGAATTTTCTTCATCTACAAAAGCCGTAAGGTTGAACATCTTAAACAAACCTGTTAAGAAATCAATAATTTTTATTTCTGGCATTTGCTGTGATACTACAAATTTAAAAACATCTGATGTATTAAATACTCCTGTTTGAAACGTACCTGTTGCACTGTAAGTAGGGTAACTATCCATTGAGAAATTCCAACGAATGTTGCTAAACTCCATTTCTCCAACCGTACTTATGTAAACCATATATCCGTCAAAATGAAATAAGTCGCAATCATCATCAACAAGTGACCTTAAATTTACGCTAACATTCCCTGTATTATTTGTGCTTGTGTAGTAATTATTATTTTGTCCGTCTGCAATTCTTATATCATAAGGCGTTGTTGCATCTCCTGTTGCAGGAAAAAATTGTAATGTTAAATAGTTTAGTTGGTCTGGGCAATTTTCAAAATATACTGCTTCTCCGTCAGAATATATCCCAAAATAATCGCTATAAAAAGTTGTGTCAAATGTATCAACTAAATTTTCAACTTTATCACTACCCTCAAAATTCTCTACATCTCCACTTTTTCTATGCAACCACATAAACAGATTGTTTATTGTATCATAGTTTGTATTTTTGAGATAGTCGCTGCTAAATGTTAGGTTTGTAGCATATCCGTTTGCTTTCGTAAACTTGTCTTCTATCTGCTCAATAATTCTGTTCACTTTTAAAGCGAATTTCAGTTGGTTCCAATATACTCCGTGTTTACCTCCACTTGGGTACAAATTACCTGTGTTGTGGGTGTTATCGTTTGTGTCATAATACAAGCGTTGAGTATGCGTTATCAAAGGCACTACTAAATCATTTGTTGAGGGTACTGCCGTTAGTCCATTTGAAATGTTTGTAGGCGAATACAGTCTGTCTAAATCTGAAAACGATAAGTCGCTTAATTGACTATCTCCTAACAAATCTTTCATACTAACCAGATTGCCAAAAAACGTAATTCTATACGTGTGAGGTTTGTTGTCCTTTAAATCAACTCCCTCTAACTTTATCTTTCCTTTTCTAAATGTTTGGTTGTTTATTTCTAATGTCGATGTTACCTTTTTTCTTGCATCAAAGCCGTTCACTATATCAAAATTGTAGTAATGCTTAAATATCTTGTTATTAGTTTTAGATGCAGGGACTGAAAACGATTGACTAAACGGAGTAAAGATTTTTGCTATATCTTTTACGTTTTGAATAGTGTCTGTAACAGAAACGGTTTCGTCATTAAACAAATCTATACGTTCACTTCCAATATATAATTGCAACAATCTATTCATTACCTAACAATGTTTATTTTGTTATACGCATATTCGAAATCAACAGTATATCTAATCATTTTATCATTAACACCTGTCATACGTTTTATGCTTTCAGTTTTGATCAATACTGGTGCAGTACTATTGCTGTCTTCTAACCATATATACTCCGACATTATCATTTGTTCTAACGGCTCGTTTAAGCACTCTCCCTGCAAAGGTGTATTAAGTTGTATACTTTGGCTAGATGTTACGTTAAATCGCTGTTTATTGTGCTTATATACATCATACGTTGGCGTTCCTGTGAAGTCTATTGTATTTCTTTGATACATTTCGCTTTTGGTCGATGTCGTTACAGTTGATTTTTGTGTAAACCAATAACTTTGCAATGCACCAAACTTATTGTAGAAAATTGCTCTATACTTTTCAAACTTTGGCTCACATATTACATTGATAGTTATTGTGGTTGTTTGTGGCGTACCAACAGTTGACGTAATCGTAATTGTATCTCCATTTAATGCGTTTTCTGTATCTATAATCAAATACTGTATTTTATCGTTACTATCATCACTATCGGTTATTTGTTGTGTTACACCAACGCTGTCCCAAGTTGGCTCACTTTCTTGCCAATAATCACTTTCCAAACTCCATACTCCTAGTGGAATTTCAGTTTGTATTGTTGGCTCATATTCTGAAAACAATGGTATGCGTATATCTCTGCCGTTAACAACATTGATACAATGATTGCTTTGCAACACCATAGGCGTACTTGTCTGTCTAGGGTTTGCACCTTCCTCAAAATAACCGAAGCCGTCAAAAGCGAGGTAATCAGTATTGTTGCTATCTGTTGTTTCGTCAGTATGTGTATAATCTATATCTGCTTCAACCCAAACTGCATCTTGTGCTTCATCGTAGTATTCTGTGTACAGATAGTCTCTTATCAATTCTGAAATTTCAAACACTACATAATTATTTGCTGTACTTGTCAATGGCGTTTTCGTCAAAGTGTACGTAGCCGTTGGAGGTTTGTCTGTACCTTTTACACCAGAATATATAAACAGATTTAGTTCTACTGATTGCAATGTTTTACCACTATCGGCTACTTGCTTTATATAATACGGACTTCTTGCGTTTATTACTGTACTCATTGTTCAAATACTGTTTTTAGTTCTACTTTTGCATCTTCACGAAATGCTGTGATCAATTTCACTGGCAAATCTTTTCGCATCTTTTCAAATGGCTTGGTCATAAACAACGTTGGCTTGATACCATTTTGGTATATACCCATTGCTATTGCAAACAACACTGACTTTCTAGGTAAAAACTTTCCCTTATCGTCTCTAGGTGCTATCTTACGTTTCACTACCCACTTGTCTAGTTTACTAGGTGGTGGCATCTTATCTTTGTAACTGTAAGGCGTTGTATACGCTGACTTTTTACCATTTACACCCTTGTCTATGAACTCTCCATAATAATTCATTTCTATACCTGCTTCAATACCGTTTTCTGTGAACGTTACTGTTTTCGGTTTAATACTTTTCGATAAACTACCAGATGCATTGATCCCCTCGTTTGCTAAATTCTTTTTTGCTGATGCTATTATTAGATCAACATACTGTCGCAATGCTTCTTCTGTGTTTAATAGATCCATTACTCTGTGCAAATGTTTATATCGTTTTGTACAAATGCAGTGAACGTATATGCCCAACCTGCTAATTTATTTTCGAACCTGTCCGTGAATGGCTCACACGATCCTTGACCTGTTAATTCGAATAGATCATTTCGTAACGTGGCTCTGGACAAAGACTGGTTTAACAAATTAACTACTGCCAACTGTTCGTTCAATACGTCCTGCTCGTTATCTATACCATAAAATGTATTATCTACTTCTGCGTTTGGTGGATCTGCATATTCAAGTTTGTTTACGTGTACTACGTCCATTGCTAATACTGTCATATTAAACGACATTGTACCAGACGCTAATTGTACGTTATTGACCATTACGTGTGCTAGTGGGAATATAGTTTGTTTGTTTAGATCAATCTCTCTTATATCGCCAAATGTAACTGTATTCACTTCGTCTAGATCTAACAAGAAATTCTTGATCCGTTCTGTCGCTTGATAAAATGCTTTACTTCCGTTTGTGAGTGCCATTACTTAAATTTACTTTTTATCTGTTTGCTTTCTACTTCTGCCTTTTCTTTTTCAAAACATAATGCTAACATACACGTATGCACATTCATTCCTGTGATATCTTCAAACCGTCTAACATCTCCTTGAGAGAGTGCGTAAACTGATTGATACCACCCCCACTTTCTGCCAAACCCTGCTGCAAGTCCTGTTGGCTGTTCTGATCCTCCCTCATATAGTTCACTGTAAGTTTCGATAAGTCGATCCCTAAATTGTAAAAAAAAACTATACTACTAAATACTGCGTCTAGTGGCGTGAGCATCATTGCTTCGTGGAAGTTGTCCCCCCTGTATTCCTGTATACTGTAAAACTGACCTATCTGTTTCTTTATCGGTCTATACAATACTGCCATTGCTTGGTGCATCTTGTCCCAGTCTCCCATTGACTTGTCTAGATCAATAAATTCTCCAAACGTCATATCATCTAATTTTGGAATGAAGCCAAACTTCGTATCTCCAATTTCAAATTGCATAACTAGATCTGGATTGCTGTTTAGCAAACTTATCAAATGATCTATTGCTCTGTTCACATCTGACATTTTTAACTGCATACCTGTTTTGTACGGTACATTGCAAAATATCTCTAACATCTTCAATGCTAAAAACCTGTCTTTGTGTTGTCCCTCTGTGTTGCTTTCTGCCAACTTTAAATAACGTCTGTATTGATCTAACGTTATCTCTGATAGTTTAGTGGGTATGTCTATTTCTATTCGCATCTTAAAACGGCTTATATACTATATAACAAATTTCTAATGACAATTATTAGATCCAAAAAAAAAGGGCAACCATTTGGCTACCCCCTTTCCTCACAAATTAGAAACAAATCTAACTTTTCTTTCTACCCCTCTTACCTTTCCAGTCATCTGCCAATTCCTTTTTGAAATCGACAAACCTTTTGAGTTCGTATTCTTCATCTTCCTTAATTGCCTGTTTTGCCATACGGTATAATGACGGTATGTCTTCTAGCAACTGTCGTGCATCGTATTCAATATACGTATTGTCTTCTGGTTCGTAACCAATACTTTCAATATGCACTACACCTCTTGTGCTGTGCAGCGTTACTGTTCTTAAAATAAATGTTTCTTTCATCTTCTTTTTTATGTGTGTCAACTTTGTCAAGTTTTATCCTTACGAAAAGTACTTGTCTACTATTTTCTTCCACCATACTGTTTGCTGTTTGTATAGCCATTCGCTAGGTGTATATGCTTTGATCTTTCCTCTACTGTCTATTGTTACGTGTACTCCAGACGGCAGTTGTTTATATTGTATAATTTTAGTTCGCATCTTGCTTTATATTTTCTATGTTATCTTTTACATTGTCTTGGATCGCTTTTAAGCGTTCTAACTCCTGCAGTATGGTATCTGTGTTACCTTTTATGCCGAAGTACCATTTAACGTCCTTTAAACGCCAATTACGGTGTGGTTTCAAACCTGCTTTAAATAATTTAACGTCTCGTATGCTTATTATCAAGTTATACGTGGCTACTGACATAAAACCGTCATTGAACCTTACTGTCTTTTTAAGATCTGTTTCGTACTGTGTCATCGTATGTTGTTTATATAACTGATTATTTCTTCTTCTCTATTTTTAAGGTACTTATACATTGCAGTGTCTTTTGCACCTACGCTGATACAATACATTATGTTGTAGCGTGTGTCTTTTAACTTGTCTTTTAGATCGTCTAACTGTGTTCTCATATTAGTATATTCTAAATGCGTGGTATAAATCTCCGTCTATTGTTACTTCGTGTTCTACTCCGTCATAGGTAGCAAACGTATGTCCGTAACCGTCTTGCAAACAGTTTTCTGCTGTTTCTTCCCAGTCAATAGCAATCCACCAATCTAATTGACCTGTGTAGCATTCTTCAACTGTTTCCTTGATCGCATCTACATAAATATCCCAGATTTCGATTTCGTGAATAAACCTGTATTCTTCTCCGTCAATATCTGCCGTGAAGTCTGTTTCGCCTGTTTTGATTTCGTGTTCAATAGATCGAACCTCGTCCCTAACTATATATAGGTTAAGGTCGTTAGCAATAAATTCTAAAATGTCTCGTGTCATAGTTTTACTTATTTCTGTTTTTGTAAGGAACGCGATTGTGATAGTCGGCAAGTACTGCTATGCGTTCTTCTAGCGTACTACCGTGTATTGATCCACATAACGGTATACATTCGTGGGTAACTGTTGCACCAACAGGCAACGTGGTTTTGTTTGTTTGTACTGGTTCAGCAAGTGTTTCCGTGATCCGACCAGAGTACGACATAATTTTACGATCTGGTTTTTGTATACGGACGTGTCCACAGTATTTTCCATTAACCCAGTAGTCAACGTGATAACCGAATATGTTAAAAATGTGATCCTGCATTATATATTTAAATCAGATTTAATTTGACCAAAGATGTGGTTCAAAGTTTTGTTAAATTCTGCATTGAATTTTGCGTTAGCAATTTTGTTTTCTTGACGAACAACAGAATTTTGTTTTTTGATTAAGTCATTGAGTGTACGTATTACAGAATTACGATCATCGGCAATAACGCCAACAGTATATTTTTTACCGTCATAATTGATCGTGTCCCCCAACTCCCTACGGAATTTAGAAGGGAAGTAACGTACTGATTGTAAACGTGTTTTGTCATCGTTTAAAGTAACTAAACCTGTGTGATAAACTTGCATAATTTGTGAATTATTTTGTTAATAATGATGTAAAACTATGCAGGTATTTTGTATTGACAAAACAAAAACACATATTTTTTAACCTGTAAGATGTAAATTTTCGCTAATTCAACTTGATGCTTCCTTATCTAATACAAAGTAATCACATTCTACTCCGTCATTTGGAGACTTCATAAAGTACGATTGTCTGCTTGACGGTATTGCAGTATATCTATAACATATATTCTTCATAGGGCAACCTGTACCCTCGCACATTGTAATATCTGGCATAATCTTTTAATTTATCTGATTGCATACTTTCCATAATTCGGACGGCTTAACTTGTTTAATATACTATAACGCAGGGCATCTAGACTGTGATTGTTTTTGTCCTCTGGCTTGTTTGTGAGGTTTCCAGACTTGTCTTCTATAAACTTGTAGTTACGCATCTCCTTAATTACGTTCGTACTATCTTCTGTAACGTGCAGCGTATATCTACGCAACATATCAATACCTAAATTGATTTCTCCTTTATACGTGCTTTTCGTATTCCAACCTAATCTATGCAATTCCTCAATACTTTTTGGTTCTGCACTATCACACCAGATTTCATCTCGTCTATCTAGACCTAGCGATTTCAATTCATCTGCAATATCCTTGTTTGTCATACCTCGTCTAAATATCAATTCCTTAATGTACATATTTGTACCGTCTGCCCACGTTTCTACTAACGCTGTTGGATCATTCGTAAAACCAAAGTCCATACCTCTGCCGATCAACTTTGCTGTTGCAGGTATTTTCGGACACGTCTGAAACTTGAATACTAGACTTCTGTTTTGCCCTCTTTCTCCTAGACCGTATACCCTCCAGTACTGTTCGTCTGTTTCTTTAAGGCGTTCTATCTCGTCTATGATTACTTTACTTAAAAACGGATTGTCTTTATACGTTGTCTTGTGAAATGCACAGTCCTCTCTCGTGAGTACTTTATCGTAGATCCAGTGAAATTCATCTGACGGATTGTAGTCAATTACTACTTTCTCGCTTGTTCTGAATATCAACTGTTGCCAATCTTCGTAATTCAATTCATTGCATTCGTTCACATATAGCAAGTCTCGTTTTCTACCTCGTATTTTGGTAGGTTGATCCAAACTTATAAATTCTACCGTATTACTATTGATCTTATACGTGCTTTCTGATTTGCTGTGAAAGTCCTCGTGATACAATTCGTGATCCTGCAAGATCTGAAAAAAGTCTCGCATTACTGTACCTCTAACTGCAGGAAATGATTTTCTAACTATCGTAACCATTTTGTTTTTTTCACGTTGACAATACGCAAAAATGATCCACAACAGTATGTTATATGTCTTACCAGATCTCGTACCTCCCTGCTGTACGTGTATCTTCTGATCACATTTCTGTAATTTCTTAAATACCTTATTCGTCAGTATCGTCTTCAATCGTATCTATTATTTTTACCTCAAACAGTTTTTCTCCGTCTGCACCTGTTATCTCGTTTCGTTCTACATATCCTCTATGCTTACCTTTGGTCTTTAAGTAAAAAATGATTGCCGTTATATTGCCGTCATTGATCGCTGCTAATAATTTGCTTTCTACATTGTCTAAAACTGCTTCCTTGCTATCTTCTATTTCTATTTTTAGATCCTCGTCATTCTTCAACCAATTATAGTACGTTTGCCTACTGATACCTAGTGCGTTACAAGTGGCTGATATATTACAACCTTTCTTTCTGAATACGTCAATAATGTCTTTCTGTTTT